CGTGATACTACTCTATCCCAAGGATTACGAATCACAGCAAAAGATCCGTTAGCATTTACAATACTAGGATTTAAATCTCTCCATCGTGCATGCTCGTAACCATGATGATCTCCAATAGAATCCATGTGAGATTTAACAGCAGCTGTGTAATTAGAAGACTTATGTACCTGTGGCCCAGCCCACATAATTTTATCTCGTAAAGCATCGCTACGACGAATTGTCATACCAGCATTTTTTGGTATGTGAATAAAGACTTTAGGTAGAAACATTTCTCATTAACTCCTCAACGTTTTCGCCTCTGTTTGGTAATTTATCCTTTAAGAAAAAGTGTACAAAATAAGCTTTCTTTAATTCTTCAGGTTTAACTGCAGTGTACAGAGCGTTCCATTTATAATCTAGATGTTGAAGTTTCATTTTCTCTTCTCTGACCCATGTGTTTAATAGCGTCTGATCAGTTGACCATTTCCAAGGGCCTACACCATCTACAAATGGTTTAAACCTTGGTCTTCTTAAGAACTGTGCTGGTGTTTCTCCGTTAAGATACTCTCCCATTGACTTATTCATAAACATAACACCCATGTTAAAGAACTCACCACCTAGATTGTTCCATTTCCAATCCACAGTTTTTATTGAGGAATATTGCATGCGTGTATAGTTTTTAATTTTACTTACATACCAACTTTGTATAGGCATTTCTCTTTCAATTACTCCAGCAAAATCAACTTCTGGATCTATATATTGAAATACATCAGGAGCATTTGGTCTAACCCAAACATCACTGTCTATTATTGCTATTTGATCGTAAGATTTAAAATATGCGAAGGCATTTTCTTTTTCAAAAATAGGAAGATAACCTCCATATTTTTCGTATGATTCTTTACTTCTACCAGTGTTAAATACATCAGGCTTTATCATAAGAATAGGTGTACGTTGTAACTCGTAATCAGCTCCAATCCTTTTTGCATAAGCTTTCATTGAAGCAGTGCAATGATCGTACAGCTTAGAACGTTTTCCAACGTACACTTGATAAATTAAACGTTTCATAACGAAAATCCATTTTATTTTTTAGGGGCGTCACCTTCTTTTTTGCCTTTTGAATATGCATTTGCGCCAAAAAATGCTGCTACTAAACCAGCAATAGCAACAAAATATGTTGGTGCAATGTCACCAATAATTTGTGCAGCTGAGTCAACTCCTAATACACTTGTTGCCAATATGAGTACAGGATAAAGTAGCATACCCCATAAGGCAAACCATGCCATAGCACGGATCTGATCTTCTTTTGCGTCTTCGTTTTCTTGCATTTTTCTCTTGTGTTCGAACTCTGCAATTTCTTTTGCTCTAGACATTTCTTCGTCAGTTATGACACCATCGCCATCGGTGTCAAGATGAGCATAGATTGAGTCGGCTTGCATAACCTTTGGTTGTTTATCTGCCATGTTTCTTTCCTATGAACTATGACAAAAGCATTGTGTAAGATTTCACCTCATAACTTGTTTAAAAATTCTTCGGATAGTTGCATTGCTGCTTTATAGTTCTTCCGAAGTCGATTGCTTGCGTGGCCAAATTCTTTGAACCACTTGATGTTATTTATAGTGCCTTCACGAAACGATTCTTCAGGGAATTTAAACTTACTTACAAGTTCCTCCCACTCAGACCTGATTCTAAGCAGTTCAGCCAGTGATATATTCATATATGTCTTTCCATGTTGCAAATGTTGGGAACTCTTCGTTGTTCATGTTATGAGCATGTTCAACTAATATACTTTCAAGACCAAGTCTGTCACCTAATTGTGCATTAGCTAATTTATCTTCAATCCAAATTAATCCGGAATCTCTGTATGGTTCTAGGACAGCATCTTTATCAGCGCCAGTATCTTCGAATATAAACTTTTCAAATGCTGTTTCACCAAAAAGTTTTTTAGTATTTTGAATTCTTAACTTTTGTGCATGTTCATCCTTTGTTAAGGATGTAATCATATGAAAAGTATAACCATGTTTTCTGTGGAGTAAATCTACATAATACATTGCATCTCTTAAAGGTGGTAGAAAACCCATAGCAGCAGATTCATTAAAGTATCTGACTAATTCCCTTTTCTTATTTATGTCTATACCGTATCTTTCAGATACGTCATAACTATCAGGGTTTACGATCTGTTTTCCATAACCGTGCTGTTCCATCCAAATTGTAAATGCCCACTCCCAATTGAGTAGAACACCGTCACAGTCAGTTAGTATTACCTTGTTTAGATTGTTCATTAGTTTCTCCTTCATTATAGTTGTATTCTACCATATTTTTAGGAGAATGTACATAGTTTTTTTTATCTAAATCTACATTTTTTATTCTAAAATCTTTTTCAAGATAGTTGTTTTTGTTCCGTCCTCGCTTTTTGTTACGAGGATCAAAGCGACTGAACTTAGCCATTATATTCCTCCTTGGCCGTATTCTCTAGTGTTTTCTATTTCCTTTTCAAAATCAGTATAACCTCCTATATGTCTTCCACTCCACATTATTTGAGGCACTGATGTTACATCAGGAAATTGCTCTTTAAACATTTTTTTCTTTTCTGGTGTATTGCATATGATATATTCATATTCTAAACCATACTGTTCTGCAAGTTTTTTTGCCTTAGTACACCAAGGACAATTGTTAATTCCATAAATTGTTATTGACATAGTTATTTTACCTTTAACATTTCTTTTGTCATTATGTAATCTCTTACCAAATCAGAACGAACAATGTCTTCCCATCCAAATTCTACCAACCTAAAAAATCTCATCTGTTCTACTATTGCTAAAAATTTTATCAAGCCGTTTTTCTCTTCTTCGTTTCTAAAATCAGTTTGATAAAAATCGCCTGAAAATATAATCCTACAGTCTTCTCCTACGCGAGTTACTATTGAATCTAATTCATGAAAATTACAATTTTGCATTTCATCAACTATTATTATGGCGTTGTCAAAAGTGGATCCTCTTATAAAAGATGTAGATTCAAATTTAACTCTTCTCTGTGTTATAAGTTTATTCCACGCCTGTTCATATCCAAATAAATCAAAAAATACAGATTGATATGGTGTAGTGTAAGCCTGTTTCTTTTCATCTTCATTGCCAGGTAAAAAACCTATTTCTCTTGTTGGCACTATCGAACGAATTATAATTAGTTCTCTGTAAATATCTGGATTTTTAAATAATTCTGTTAGAGCTAGATAAATCGCTACAAATGTTTTTCCTGTTCCAGCGCTTCCTGATAGAACTAAGTTATAGTTTTCACCCCAATATTTAAATGCTTTTTCTTGTGTGTCTGTTATAGGTTCATGCTGCTCAAGCTCATCAGCTGAGACTTTCAAAGAGTTAGAAATTTTCATAGTGTTTATACTTTTATAGTGCTACTCGATCCAGAGCCTGCTTTTATTCTTTTTAAATTTTCTTTCCAGCCATCATCTGTCTTTGATAAAAGACTACCTTGGTTAGCTACAATCTTAGGCGTGGACAAGACTTGAATAACATCAGGCATTGCATCTAATGTTTCTTGTAACTCACTCCATGTGCAAAGAACGTCCCATTCTTCTTGAGTTTTTATGTCCTTGAGAGTATACGTTGGCATGTTGTTTTCCAATCGCTCCATTGTTTTTCTACATTATATCTATGCATGATTATCCAAGCCTTTGAGAAACTTGACCATGATCTTATAACTTTTTTTCCTCTTGGTGATTCCTCTAATCTTAACCAAGTGCCTGGTGGTTTTCCTTTCTTTTGGATTTTAATTTCATCTACAGTTTTATATTCTACATCTTTAAACATTATAATCCTTCGCCAAACGATTCATCCGACTTATTAGAAACATATCTTTGAACTTTGTTAGAGCTCTTTACCATATAGTTATATACACTTTTTTCTAATTGGTGCGCTTCTATTTCCCATGGCCTTTCGTAATATTTAGTATGTAAAGTATTGTAACGCTGTTTATCGAAAGAAACATGAAATGGTTTTGCTAAGTTACGTAATCGTCTTGTGGCAAACTGTTCTACGTGGACAAGCTCATGAGCAAGCACCTCAAGCATCTTTGCAAAGGACTCTACGCCAGAATAATTAAGTCTAATGGTATATAACTTAGGAGACTGTTCTTCATCATCTTCAATATCCATGTCTCCCCAAATGTTTCGTTGTTTGTATAAGTCCTTTTCAATGTTTATATCAAAAGACAATGTCTTCTTCATTCTTTTCGAAACCAATACGTCCAAAGCCGAGCCGATGGCTTCAGCTATGATATCTTTTTGCAAGTTAGATAACTTATATCCAGTGAATGTAATCATGCTGCAACCTTGAACCACTCCGGTATATCACGTTTAGACCACACCATCTTGAACCTTTGCTGCTTTGTCTGATAGAAAGCTTGATATGCTTTGACTGGATCAACAAGAGCAATGCATTCTGGATTTGATTTCATAGCTAGTTTGAATGGAGTTTGTTGGACGTCTGCCATGTTACTTGGTAGAACTTTAAGAACTTCTTTTAGCTTTAGAATAGAGCCATGTGGTTTTCCATAGCGATATTCAAATTCGTCGCCAAGCGCCAAGAAATGCTCGTAATGCCAATCGTAATTAGCCTTGGACTCCATTGTCCATATAGTACAAGGATGAGCGTGATGAACTGCTTTGTACAATGTATTTTCTAGATTGCTGTTAGGATGAACCCAATAGTTAACCATACGCTTACCAGATTTTGAAGGACGTTTTTCTACATAGCCATCCAACATGCGATGAGCTGTAGACAACATTTGTGCTGATTCGACGATCATCTTTGGTACGTGTTTGTCACACTGCAATTGTGCGGCGAGTACTGGATCCTCGTCAAGAATGAAAATATTCATGTATTTACTCCGACCATAATAAAGAATACTTTAATATTATATCAAGTTTCACGGGTTTGTAAACCTTTTTATGCGGCTATCTCCGATAATTTTTTCACTTTAGCGTCTAGGAATTTCTTTTTAGCTTCAATTTTTCTGATTAAATCCGTCTTACCTTCAATCGTTAGTTGCTCTACAAAGTTATCTAATTCTGCTGAATCTTTTTGTAATCTTTCTAACTTAGTCATCGAAAAGTCTCCTTTAAAAGTGAAAAGCTGGTCTTTACTCGAAGGACCAGCATCAAAATTATTTTTATTCTTTTTGTGTTTTGTATTCACGACTTTATTAATCCTGGAAAAGCCTCCTGTACTGTTGCTTTGGTAATTCCTGTTACTGGCATCTTTTTGTTAATCATTCCTACAACTAGCTCCGCGTCTTTAGGTTCTACTGTTTCTAGTAATCCAATGAATATCTGCTCTCTCTTAGCTTTCATTAACTTATCGCCTTTACCACCTTTCACAAAATACGCAAACTTTTTGTTCTCTCTCAATAAATTGCCTGGAGCAGAATGCGGTTCATTTGCTTTGTATGGAGGGGTTCCGGCTGGAAGATTCCATTTAATAGAATCATCAAAAGTTCCTTTAAGTATGTCTTTAAGAGCCCATGATTCATTTTCTCTTAGTACTTTTACTTTTTCATCTTTGGATCGTTTTTTTCTGGCTTCTTCAATTACCTCATAAACACTTTTAACCATTAATAAACTCCTGAACATTTTCTAATAATAATTTACATCTTTTTTCAATGAGATATGGAAACACCTTACTTTTGTTTTTCCATGGATCTTGATTCTCATAGTTATTTATAATCTCGGATTTTATATTTTGAGGAGTTTCTGTTAAATCTATCATTTTTTTGTTACGTAAAAAGTTACGATAAATGTCTTGACCCATAGCTTCTTTTAAATCTTCTGATTGAATCCAAGAATCAATTTTCTTTTTTGTTACCGGAGATTGTCTACGGCCCTCAACAAAGACATTGTCATCAGACAGCACATTAGGGA